AATCTATTTAAAATGGGAGAAAAGGTAGGTATAGCAGCACTAGCATTATTTACAGACCCAGCAGCAGTGATTGGTATGTTAGCTGAAAGAGTTGGAGGAAGTATAGCAATAGAAATGAGAGCATTAGCAGACCCATTTTTTAATAAAACAGAAGCTTACGCTAAACTACTTGATAGTTTTGATGAAAAAATGGAAACAATAGCAGGTGTTACAGGAGGAATGGAACAAATGGTTTCACAGGCATCACAGCAAATAATATCAGGTATTGAATCCACAAACTCTACATTCATTGATGGAATTAAAGTAATAACAGACAAAGCAGATGAGGCTGCAAAGAAATTAGAAGAAGATAAAAATAGAAAGTCTGGTATATTCGGTGGTTATAGTTCAAAAGAAGAACAACAATCAGAACTAGAACGATTAATGGCAGAAAGTAAAGCAAATAATCCTGAAGCTTGGGCAAATGCAGAAGCTGGAACTACTGGATCTCGTGGTGGACAGGGAATGAGTGAAGATAAGATGGCTAGTTGGCTTGAGGGTACAGAAAGGGTAAAGGAAGTATTAAAAACAATAGAGACTGGATTAAGTGCAGAATCTGTTGGTATAATAGCAGAGTTTGAAGCAATGAAAGAGGCAGGAATTTTAGGAAATACGGTACAGACAGAACTACGAGCACAGTTTGCAAAAGCAGATAAAGAAGGTATAGCTTTATACACAGATAAAGTTGCAAGAGAAGAAGCAGAACATTTAGTGTTAAGTAAGTTGGCAACAAATAAAGAAGAAAGAGAAAGAGAAATAGTAGAAATTATAAGAGCAACAGCAATAGATTTTGGTGTTGCATACTCAGAGGTTAAGAAGATGATGGCAAAAATGAAAAAGAAAGCTTCAGGTACTAAAAAGAGTAGAGCCATTGGTGGTATGATTACAGAGCCTGTTATTGGTGTAGGATTAAACACGGGAGATACATGGAGTTTTGGTGAAAGAGGTATGGAATATGTAACACCAAATACTGCATTAGGTGGAAATCAAAATTATGATCAAAGAAATAACGTAGTAATAAATGTGTCAATAGATAAAGTTGCAAATAATGTTGATTTACAGCAAATAAAACCCATCGTAGAAAGGGCACTTAGAGAATCACACAGTAGAAGAGGTATAATATAAAATGGCTGAAACTATAGAAATTAGATCATTTAAAACGGGTAAAAAGTATAGGTATCTGATCAGAAATATTAATACTATATCAATAAATTTGGTATCACCAGCAACTGCAATGCCACTACCTTTGGCAGGAGATGCTAATAATATATTAACAAAAGCAGAGGGTAATACATGTAGAATATCAGTATCTTGGACATTACATGATGAACCGACAGATGTTATACTACCAAATAATTATGATACAGATGGTCAGACTCAAAATACAGGAACTACTCCGTTTGGATTAACAACAAATAGATTGGCAGATGATCAAGTGAAGTTTTTAATTAATAATCAAGCAGAAACAAATCCTTCATTATCAGGATTTCAATCAACATATATTGAAGACAAATACCAAATTATAATTGGTAATATAGGATTCTCTAGAATAGGATTAATAGAATCCATTGATATAAACAAACAAGGAACAACACCTATTACATGGACAGCGACTGTTAATTTTATAGCTGGTGCACCTATTGCAGCAGAGTGATGAGAAATGGCAAAGGTAAAAATTCTGGTTGGAGATAACAACACAGCAAAGACAATCTTACAATCAAAACTAACAAAAGAAGGCGATCGTGCAGTTGACCAAATGGAATTCTCCATACCAAAAAATGAATCTGCTTCTGTTAATGATAAAGTATATTATCAACAGGATTTGGCAGATCTAAATAACTTATCATTATGTTTAAATTTTCAAAATGGAGTTAGAGATGAAAGTGGTGTGTTTAACAACGGTTCTGCAACATCATTAACATATACAGATGAAGATGATTTTTATGGTAAACAGGCTGTATTTAATGGAAGTAGTTCGTTTGTTTCAATACCAGACAATGATAACTTAGATCTATCAGGAGAGTTTGATATATACATATGGGCAAAATGGACATCTACATCTAATGGTCACTTACTTGATAAAAGAGCAGGTTCGTATCCAAATGGATATGCTGTATCTGTAAACGGTCTTACTGCTGGTGAAGTTGCATTTAAAATGGGAGGAACAACAATAAGAAGTTCAAGTGCAGGATATAATGACGGTGAAAAACATTTAATTAGAGTTTCAAGAAACTCAGATAACTTAGTAACTTTATACGTAGATGGAGTATCAAAAGGAACTGCAACTATAACATACAATGGAACTAATTCTAATGCATTACTTATAGGAAAAGGAGACACACACACTGTAGGTACGTTGTTTCAGGGAAATGTATTTCAGAATAATGTATTCGATTCAACAACAACTTATAATGTAGGTTCTACTGGTAACTTTTTTAATGGCAATATATTAAGACTCAGAATATATAAGGGTATAGCACTAGATGATGAGATTTCCACTCTTATTAAAGATAAAGTTAATCCAAGATCAACGTTAAAGTTTGGTGGTTATATAACAAAAATTGACATAAATGATTCACATAAAAAAATAACTGCACAGAGTTTTGGTAAAATATTAGTGGAAACAGAAGTCAGGGGTCAGAGTTATTCAAATAGATCTCCTGAGTATATATTAAATGATCTAATAACTAATAATACACAATTCATATTTAGTGATAGGGGTATAGCAACTGATTTAACTGTTGAAAAGTTCATTGCTGATGGAAAATTATATGATATAATAAGAGACTTTGCATCATTTACAAATAGGATATTTTATACAACTCCTAATGAAGAATTTTTCTTTGAGCCAGCAAGTCTTAATAATATTACTAACAGGACATTTACACATGGAACAAGTAATGTATTAATAAACAAAAAGGGATTTGATGACACAAAACTTGTAAATCAATTAACATTGGTAGGTGAAGTAACAGAATTTAAACATGAACAATCATTTACTGGTGATGGTAATAATAAAGTATTCACAATATTATATCCTGCAACTACTTTAGAAGTGAAGGTTGGTGGAACATTAAAAACCCCAAATAAAGATTATGAATTAGATACATTGTCAAAAGATATAACATTTACAACAGCACCATCCAATGGTGCAAATATAGTAGTTAATTTTGATTATGAAATTCCTATGGTAGTAAAAGGTGAAAGACCAGCAAGTATTACAAAATATGGAATTCATTCAAAAAAACTCATAATGAATTGGATTACAAACAGACAAGACGGAATAAGATTTATTCAATCATATCTGAATAGATATAGTGAGATACAAGAAAGGACAGAAATTAATTTCTCTTCATTATTAGGGTGGTTATCAGAGAATGATGTTGTGAATTGTAAAAACACATCGATAGGAGTGGATGGTGATTTTGCAATTAAAAGTATATCATGGATATACCCTAAAATGGAGACCAGAGTAATAGTGGGTGAGTATCTATTTGACTTCTTTGAGGATGATCAGGAAATAGTCAGAAAACTACATGATTTTGAATCTGCTATTACAACAAGTAAAGAAATACAAGATTATGAAACAATGGAAGAAGTATTAAATTTTGTTGCTAATACAAATGCAGTGATTTTAGATACATATATAACAACTGAAACCTTAAATATATCGAGAACTGTGAATACATATGATAAGAGTAGGGCAACTTGGGGTAGTTCCAGTTATGGTTCTAGAGTATCTCAAGATGTATATGGAAGTGGAGCATAATGGCTAAAGAAATAGTTCCTATGAACGGACATGTTCATGTAAAAGTATATGAAAAACAAGAGGATGGTTCTGAGAAATTAGTCAGAGACACAGTATCAAAGAATCTAGTTGTTGATGTAGGAAAAGATTCAATATTAAAATATATAGGTAATATCACAGGTGGGGGATATGGAGATTATATAGGTGTAGGAGATTCTACCACAGCAGCAGCAAGTGGTCAAACAGACTTACAGGCATCAACTAATAAACTATGGAAACAAATATCAACTGCTGACAGGGTTTATGTTAGACCTACATTGTTTTTAAGTGCTGATTTTGGGTACTCTGAAGCAAATTTTACATGGAATGAAATTGCTATTAGGGATAACCAAGGTTCACCGTTAATGTGGGCTAGACAAATTGATTCTACTCCATTAGTAAAAACATCTTCAAAGAGAGCTATAGTGGAGTGGCAACTTAGCCTTTGACCAAAATACTTATTCCTAGATCTGATTCTGTTTCAGCTAAGGTTGTAGAACCATCTGATTTTGAAAAGATGTTTAGTCAGGATTTTATTAGAGATTATATAGTATCAGGATTCACTGTATCATCAGCGACAGGTCTCTCAGTGGATATCACATTAGGTGAAGCTAGACTCAAAGGGTTACATATAGAATCAACTGCAACTGAAAATGTAGCGAGTTTAACAGCAAATACGAGTAATTATATATATATTACATTATCTAGAGATGGTAATTCTGAAGCAGAATCTTGGGATTTTTCAAAAAATACATCAGGTACAATACCTACAGATTCAATACTACTTGCAAAGGTAACTACAAACGGTTCTAGTGTTACAGGGGTTGATATATCAGAAAGAGTTATCACACATCAAAACATGGATTATGATGAATTCTGGTTTGGTGACGGTTCAGATGGAGATGTCACAATATCATCAAGTACAACTTTTAATACACCAAAGAATTATAATGATCTGACAATCAATGCAAGTCAAACACTGAGTTATAACGGTGCTGATCAAACAAATGCAATAATACGAGTAAAAGGAACTTTAACAGTTAATGGAACTCTGTCAGCAACAGGTAAAGGTAGAGCTGGTGGAGATGGTGGTTCTGCAACCACACAAAATGGTGCTGGTGGTAGTCAAGGAGATACTGGAATACAATCATGGGGAGCAGATTTAACTTCTGGTGCTAGTGGTTCTTCTGGTGCTGGTGGTACTGGTGGTTCTTCTGGTGCTGGTTCTGGTGCTAGTGGTACATCTGGTGTGTCAGGAGATTTACGAATAGTTGCAGATACACGGTTTAATGATGCAACAGAAATACTAAGAGCACAACCACAGATATATGGAGCTGGTGGTTCTGGAGGTGCAGGTGGAGGTGCTGGTGGGGGTACTAGTGGGTACTCTAGTGGTGGTAATGGTGGAACAGGTGGAGCTGGTGGAAATGGTGGAGGAACTTTATTAGTTTTTGCTAAAAATATTACAATAGCATCAGGAGGAATAATAGAATCTAATGGTGCTGATGGTGCTGATGGTGGTAATGGAACTGCTGGTTCTGGTAGTCAAAATTATACTGCTGGTGGAGGTGGAGGTGCTGGTTCTGGTGGAGGTGGTTCTGGAGGATTTATTGGTGTTGTATATGAATTATTAACTAATAATGGAAGCATAAATGTTAATGGTGGTTCTACTGGATCTGCTGGTACTGGTGGTACTTCTGCTTATGGTGGTACTGGTGCTGATGGTTCTACTGGATCTGCTGGTGGACTAGGAATAAAGAAGACATACCAGATATAGTTATAAATAAAGGTTAGAAAATCTTTAAATACTCTGATGAATCAGTGATATTAGTATGATTGGATTATTTGAATCAAAGACACCACGAACAAACTGGATAAATCCAGATCTTAATATATGTATTGTTAAGGAAGATTATGAAGGTAATAAATCGTGGTTATATGCTAAGAATATTGTTACAAACGATGGAGATTTATTCTATGCCCAAAAGGCAGCAGGAGAATCACCAACAAGTGACTTTGCAGGTTCTAGTGGTAGAATGGAATTAAGAACAGGTTCAGCAACACCAGCAAAAGCAGATACATATAATGAAGTAGCAACCCCAGTAACAACATCAAGAAAAGCAATAGATTCTACTTATCCAAAAACTAATGATGGTGACTCTGACAACACTGGTTCAGGTACAGATATTGTAACTTGGAGAACCAGTTGGACAACATCAGATTTTAATGCAAACGCAATTATTGGTGGATGTATACATGTAGGAGGAGCAAGTCCTGCATCAAGTACAAAAGTATTATCTCATTTCAGTATCACATCATTTAACAAGACATCTTCAGATACTCTGAAAATTTTCGTAAATCATACATTCAATGGAGTATAGCCAAATGGCTAAGAAACTCACAATGAAGGGAATATTCAAATTACTTGAAGCTATAAACCATACACCTCAACAAGGTCTTAATGATAAAGTTCGTACACATGAAACAGTGGTGATAAAGATTGGCTAGAAAAGCACTTTATAAACACGCAACACAGGTAAACACTTCGTCATATCCAGATGACGGTTCATCACCTGTAGGTTCTAATGAATGGAATGAAGATCCTGATGCACAGGGAATGCTTGGTTTCTCACCAGCAAACGCAACAATTACAATAGCAAGTGGAGTAGCAACACCAACAGATTCTATATGTGTAATAGCAGCCGAATCAGGTACATCAGACACACTTGATAAATTAGCATTAACAAACACAAGTCAATATGATTTAGTATATTTATTTGCAGACACAGGTGACACAATCACCTTAACACATACTGCAAGTCCTAGTGCAGACGGACATATTCAAACAGTTAGTGGTCAAAATGAAACACTCTCAACTACCAGTCCAACAATCCTGATCAGAAAGGGAAACTACTGGTATGGATATGGTGGTGGAGTCGTTAACGCAATCGCAGATGTGGGAGATGTAACGATTACATCAGTAGGAGATAATGAACTTTTAGCATATGATAATTCGTCTAGTACATGGATAAATCAAACACCAACAGAAGCAGGTTTTGCAGCAAGTGCAACAACAGACACAACTGATGCAAGTAACATTTCAAGTGGAACTTTGGCAGCAGCAAGAGTAGCCACATTAAACCAAAATACAACAGGCAGTTCAGCTAGCTGTACAGGCAACGCAGCAACAGCTACAGCATTAGCAACAGCAAGGACTATCGGTGGAACATCTTTTGATGGAACTGGAAATATTGCTATTACAACCAATGCAAACTTAACAGGTGAAGTAACCTCATCAGGTAATGCAACAACAATAGCAGATAATATAGTTGATGAAGCAAATCTTAAGGTAAGTAATGCACCTACAAACGGATTATTCCTACAAGCACAATCAGGTAATACTGGTGGTCTTACATGGGCAAGTGCAGGTGGAGGTTCTACATTATTTCATAACTTTGCAAACTCAACAATCACATCTTATGCTGGTCAAACAGGTGAATCACAAACTATTGGAACAGCAGTAGGTACATTAGCAAGTGGTTCTGGAGACAGAGATGTTTACATTCGTAAAATAGACACAAATAATGAGGGTGTGTTTACGGTAATTCACAAGAACGGTGCTCTTGTTGAAGTTCAAATAGCATAATATGGTAGAATATCTTGACGGTGGTAGAATCCAAGGAAGTTCTACATTAACATCAAGTCCTCCAGCAACAAGTTGGAAAGAACTTGGAAGAACTACATTAAGTTCAGCAGGAGATTCAATAGATGTTTCAAGTTTTGCAGCAAAAGATAATTTAATGATCTTATGTTCAGGTAATGGTACAACAGCTGGTCAAGGACACCCAAGATTACGTTTAGGTAATAGTGGGATTGATACTGGAACAAACTATGCCGACAGACATTCAAACAACGGATCTTCTGATTCGACAGACACTTCACAGTCATTTGTTTATGTCAGTGAATCAGATATTGACCATAATTGTCTTATTACTACATTTATCAATAATATATCTAATAGAGAAAAACTAATCATTAATCATAGTGTTAGACAAGCAAGTACGGGGGCTGGAAACACACCTAGCCGTTTTGAATCGGTAGGAAAATGGGCTAACACATCAAATGCCATTACAGACGTTGAAATAATAGGACACCACACTGCGTCATATGATTTTGCTTCAGGTTCAGAATTAGTCGTACTAGGTTGCGACAATGATGAAGCTGATTCAGGTACAAACTTTTGGCAAGAGTTGGCAGATGTGGAATTAACATCATCATCGACAACAATAGACAGTGGAACATTTACAGCAAAAAAATATTTATGGATTCAATTTTATGGTAATCAATCTACTGGTTCATCGGATTCACTTTTAAGATTCAATTCAGATTCAGGTTCTAACTATGCTAGAAGATTCAGCACGAATGGTGGCACAGACAGCACATCAATATCAGCAACTTCCATATCAAATATGGCAGGATCTGAAGGTAACAGAGATCCATTTTATTCCAATATGTTCATCATAAACAAATCAGATAAGGAAAAATTAGTAATAGGAGAATTAATATTTGCAGAAACTGGAGCTGGTGCTGGTAATGCTCCTGCTCGTCGTGAATGGGTTGCAAAGTGGACAAACACTTCAGCACAAATTACACAATCTGTTTTAACTTCTTCAAGTAATTATGACACTGGTTCTTACATCAAGGTATGGGGTGCTAACTAATGGCAACTTGGGAAAGATTAGCACACGTAACAGCAAGTGGAGCAGCAGCAGAAGTAACCACAGGTACTTTTTCAGCTTATGAAAGTCTTAAAGTAGAAACATGTTATACAGGTACAGGTACAGGAGATCCATTTATTAGTTTTAATGGAGATGAAGCAGGGAATTATTCAAACAGATACTCAAGAGATGGTGGTTCTGATTCTACAGATACAAGTCAAAGTATAGGACTTAGATTACAACAGGGTACAACCACACCTCAATATTCAGTTATAAATATAACAAATATATCAGATAAAGAAAAACTTGTTGTTGGTCATACCATAACACAGGGTAGTAGTGGTGCTGGTAATGCTCCAACTCGTCAAGAGT